TTCCGATCTAGGGAGGAGAGAGGCTTCTGGAGACCTCCCATGACTTCATAAGGCCTTCCACCCAATATGCCAACAAGAATAGTCCACGCCTCTCCTTTGATTGTTGCATGATGAATTGAGCACTCAAGCTCTTTTGGTCTATCTGGAGCTTCATGAGTTTCGAAAGACCCAGCAGTATTTTTCTCTTCTGAAGAGATTAGGACGCCTGTCCTACAGCCGTCTCTATATACGGTTATTCCCTTACAGCCCATCTCCCATCCGGCTTCATATATTTTCTTAACTTCTTCAACTGTGGCGTTACTTGGAAGGTTGATGGTAGAGGATATTCCATGATCTATCCACCGCTGGGCTGCAGATTGAAGCTTGACTCTAGATTCCCAGTCTATTTCATTTGCTGTTGACATAAAATAAGGAGAGTCTTCAACTTCTGTAAGACCTGTCTCATTCATCCAGTTTTTAAAACCGTGGTGATATACATCGTACTCTCTCCATGAATCACCTAAATCGTCTATAAAGTCTGCACTAATCCCTTCTGACGTCTGGCTAATCTTTCTTCTTCTAGTGTACTTTAACATAAATGCAGGTTCAATTCCACTAGTAGTCTGAGTCAGGGTTGAGACTGACCCAGCGGGTGCAGTTGTTAAAATTGAAATATTTCTTCTCCCAGAGTTCTTACTCATCTCTTTAGTCTTACTACATGCAGACCAGATTCGCTCTAGAAATGGATGACCCTCCTCTCTGGAATGATCATGAACTGGAAATGCACCTCTCTCAGAAGCCATTATACAGGATGACCTATATGCGTAGATGGCAAGTGTTTTATATATTTTTTCAACTATATCGATAGATTTTTCACTTCCGTACCTTACACCTAAAGCGGCAAGTGTATCTCCAACAGCTGTAACACCTAATCCTGTTCGACGACCATTTAGAGCTTTTTCTCTAATTGACTCCCAAAGGTCTCTCTCTATTTTTTTAACATTTCTAGATTCTGGGTCTTTCTTAATTTTTCTCAAGATCTTGTCTATTTGCTCAACCTCGAGATCTATCATGTCATCCATTAATCTTTGTGCGTTAATTGTGCAGTTACCAAATTTCTCAAAATCAAATGATGCCTCTTCTGTAAATGGATCATCAACAAATGAGATAAGATTAACAAGCATCAGCCTGCATGAATCATAGGGTGCAAGAGGAAGCTCAGAGCAAGGATTTGTAGAGGTCGTTCCATACCCCTCAAGGTCATAGACATCAGCTGGAGAATTTCTAATGACTGAATCCCAAAAGATCAGTCCGGGCTCAGCTGAATCATGGGCAGCATCAATAATTTCATCCCATATCTCCTTTGCGTCGACCCATTCTTCAATAATGTGGTCAGCATCTTTTTCTACAGGAAATCTTAAGTGAAGTGACTCTCCGCCCTTAACAGCATTTAAGAATTCATCAGAAAGTCTAATTGATATGTTTGCCCCTGTAACTTTCTTCCTGTCTCTTTTAATATTAATGTAATCTTTAATTTGAGGGTGATGAACAGAAATTGTTAACATAAGCGCGCCTCTTCGGCCGCCTTGAGCAACTTCTCTCGTGGAGTTAGAGAACCTTTCCATAAATACTTCTATGCCGTCAGTTGTCCTTGCAGCATTTCCTGTAGGGAGCCCTTTTGGTCGGAGGGTGGACATATCAAACCCGACACCACCTCTCCTCTTCGCAATCTGAACAAGCTCTTGATCCGACTTTAGTATTCCCCCATAAGAATCTCTAGGCGATTCAATAACAAAACAGTTGGAAATAGATTGTATCTGATTATTATTTCCAATTCCAGCCATAGGAGATCCTTGAGGGACTATGTACTTAAACCCCTTAAAGAGCTCATAGATCTCATCCTCAGATAGGGGATTTGGATATTTTGATTCAATTCTAGAAAATTCTTTAGCAAGTCGTCTGTGCATATCATCAGGTGTCTTTTCTTGATACTCACCTGACCGGTCACAAAGGGCATACTTTGTCGCAAAAACACTAGCTGCCAAATCATCACCGTCAAAATACTCAGTCGAAGAACTAATTACATCTTCAATCTTATGCATGATTAATCTCTCCAAGATTTTTAAAATTACAGCAGACTAACTATTACTGTTAATCTCCTTCCACTTATTCTTCAATATGGTTTTCATATCATTGTTATCTGACTTAAGAGCTTCACTTAGGGTCATCTCATCATCGCTGTCGACAACGAGGATTTTTGATCTTGCTGTGTCCATTTTCATAGGAAACAAAACTCCATCACGCCCTGCTCTATTTTTTGCAATAAATATTCTACCAAGACCGCTTGACTTTTCTGTCGGCTTCCTAGAAAGTGAAACGACGACGTCAGCAACCATCGCTTTTCCGTAAGCTTCTGACATATTTTCCAGACCGACGATATCAGAATTTGCAGAATCTCTATTAGCTTGAGATGCTGTCCAGACTGGAATGTTCATATCCATTGCTAGATTTCTTAATTCTTCATAGATTAACTTAAGCTCATGTCGAAGAGAGTCATACTTTCTAGAAGACCTCATAATGTCAGCGTAATCAATTACAATTAAGCTTGGAACAAATCCCTTTAAGGATAGCTTTTCCATGTGATTCCTAATCATCATTACTGTAGCTGATCCTGTCGGATATTCCTTAATAATCAGCCTTCCAAGATCCATTTCTTCATACTTCTTGAGTACTTCATCCTTTCTATCAATAACTTCATTACTTGGAATGTCACAGAAATTAGAATCATATCTTAGACCAACAGCTGTCTCTGAGAGCTCGAATGTGTAATGAACGACATTTTTTCCGCGCCTAAGAGCTTCAGCACCCACACTAACAAGAAAGTGACTCTTTCCAACACCAGTATTTGCAGTCACAACTCCAATCTCTCCTCGACCGAGACCGCCGTTTAGTATGTCTTTCTTGTCAAGTTGAGGAATTCCAGTAGGGCAAGCACATCTGCTGATGTGAACAAACCTAGCTTCGGCATCCTCCATAAAGTCATGTCCAATTGAAGCAGGCATCCCTACAGATAGAGCATGTCGCATGAGATCCATCACAGACTCGAGCTTGCCATCTGAGATTCTTTCAACGGCCTCCTCTAAAGCTTCTTTCATCGCCTGCTGTTTGCAAAAATCAAGAGTCTTTTCTTTGACAAACTTTAAATCTCCTATATCCGGATTCATCCGAATTCTATGTAGAAATTCAACTATTTGATCTCTTAAGATTACATCCTTCCCTTCCCTGAGATCATCTCTAACTATTGTTATTAAGAGTGGGAGTGTAGGAAAGTCCTTGTACTTAAGATAGTAAGAAAAGTATTTATCAGATAAATACCTCAGATACTTTAGATCAAAGTATGTCGGAGTCATAACCTCAGACATCTGTGTGGACCAGTTCCTATCAGTGATCAAGCACTGAAATATTTTCTCCTGAAAAGACTTGCCATATTGCTTAAAGTGTGGAGTTCCCTCAGGAGCAAACTCATTTATCATTACTACGTTTTCCAATGTTCCTCATCGATAAAAAAAGGTGATCGACATCAAGATTTTGAATTCCATTTCTTATCATCATCCTGATTAGTGATATTTTATTTGGTAAAGGGTTAAAAGTATCAATTGAACTTTCAATCTTTTTAATTTGTACTGGAGAGATGTTTGACGTATCTAGATACGTTAGCTTCCAGTTCATTCTAATTAGGTTCTCGCTACTGGCTATTTCCTTAAAAATCTTAGGTGATCTTTTCTCCTGAGCTCTTTCTCTTGCCTGGGAGATTATGTCTAATATAGTACAATCGTCCTCTGAGGATAGGGAGGGAAATCTTTTTGACAATGTCTTAAATCCAGCCCCTTTTACACCCTTAATATTGTCTGATGGGTCTCCACATATAGCCTTTGCCAGGCAAAAATTAGCTGGACTTATTCCAAATTTCTGTATGACTTCTTTCTTATTGACAAATCTTTTCCATGTAGGAGAGTAAATAATGGTTTTGTTATCTAGGAGCTGATAGTAGTCTCTATCAGAAGATATTATAACCTTTTTATCGTCCTTAAATTTATATCTAGACAGATACCCTATGACATCATCTGCCTCACAACTGTCAACATAGACCTGAACTACTGGGAGATTTTTCAAAGAAGATATTAAAAAAGAAATTTGATCATTTCTATTCTCAATTGTATTTGGAATATCATCGTTCTCGTAGAATCTGTTTAGCTTCTGAGGTCGTCGACTCATTTTGTAGGTGGGAAGAATATCTCTTCTTTTCTTTGATCCTCCACCCTCCCATACTACAATGACGTCTGTGGGAGACATTTCAAGACATATTTTCTTTAGTCCGTTTAAAAATCCTACTATTCCGCCTACATGGTACCCTTGATCACTCATTGCTGGGTGGGCGACATAGTGCCTCATAAAAAGATTGAACGCATCAACTAGGACGACAGGTGATATCTTGCTCAAGTCACACCTCACTCAATTTCAAGCGCAACAGCCCTTACTTCTTCATAAGACTCAATGTCAATATCGGGATCTTGATTAAACTTTTTCACCATTGCAGCCTCCAAAAGATCATCAATATAGCCTGAGTACTCTGGGTTTGTCATTATTTCATTAAACTTTGGTTTATGAAACTTTTTCTCAACAATGACTTCACCTGTATCACAATTTGTGACTGTAAATGTCTTCCAAGCCCCGGTCCCAGAAACAGCTACTTCATTTTTACCAACTCTCTCGGGACCGTTCTTTCTCAATAAGTCAAAAACTTGCTCATGCTCCTTGATCCCTACACCGAAATGTATCTCAAAGTCAATCTTTCTGAAGGGTGGTGCGACTTTATTCTTAATCGTCTTGGCAGAGACATGTATTCCAATTACATCATCGCCTTCCTTGATCTGCTGACCGGCACCTAACTTAATTCTCGTTGATGCATGAAAGGGAATAGCCTTTCCTCCAGGAGTTGTATCTGGATCGCCGTACATTACACCAATCTTGGTTCGAATCTGGTTAAGGATCACAAACAATACGTTTTGATTAGCAATAACTCCGGTAATCTTCCGCATTCCCTTTGAGATTGCACGGGCTTGTAGGCCAATAGACTCTTTGTCATAGTCTCCAAGAAGCTCGGCCTTTGGTGAAGAGGCAGCGACAGAATCCCACACAATTGTAACTGGAAGATCCTTATCCATCGCTTTTGCTTTCATTATCGTCGCCTCAGCAATTGAGAGAACCTCTTCTGTGCAGTGTGTGTCAACATATACAAATCTCTTAGAAACGTCTACACCAAGCATTTTTAAATTCTCTACAGAGGTGGCATTTTCAGTGTCAATATACACTACAATTCCTCCCATCTTTTGAGTTGTTCTTGCAATCTGAGTTGCGATGTGAGACTTCCCGATAGATGGGGGTCCAAAGATTTCAACAATCCTTCCCTCTGGAAGACCTCCCCCTCTTCTATTTGAACAAATATAGTCGAGAAGCTTTGACCCAGTGCTAATCCATCGATTGACATGTGTCGGAGATTCATCTTGACTCAAGTTATATGCTACACGGCTTCCGTGTTCTTTGTTGAGAGACTTAATTAGCTCACTAGTAAAATCATTTGATTTTGCCAAATTTCACACTCCTGGTAGGTAAAAAGAGCGGGGGAACCTCCCCCGCTCTCGGTGGTGTATTACTCCATCAAATCTGCAAAAGCGTCATCGAGAGACTTATAGCCAGACTTGTCTGAAGAAGAATCTCCGCTATCAGTAGTCGTCTTCGACGGTCCGCCCATCGAAGTTCCCATAGAATCGTCATCCATGTCTGAATTCAGCCAGTCATTAATGATCTTTGTAAGCTCATCATACGACTTACATTCATACATTGCAGTGGGGTCTGGAATTTCAGACATCCATCCCGACCCTTGATTCTTGTCTGCAGATAGGGGTGTTTCCTTTCCTCTCGGTCGAACTGTGGTTGTCGCCCACTTTCTTCCAGCTTCACGAGTACAGGTGACCTTAACGTCTCGCCCTTCAAGGGGGTCAGTAATATCACCATAGTCTTCATCGAGCATGATGTTAAGAAGAGATTGATATACCATCTTACCAAATCCCCAGATCTGGACACCTTTTTCCTCTTCTCCGCGAACAATAATGGGAGCATAAACTCTCATCTTGGGATAGAGCTTCTTTGCAAGCTCATAAGACTCACGAGCATCGTCTCCTCGAAGTTTAGTAATCAACTCCTGGATGGGGTCGGGATCTCCGAATTGATATGGAGCCAAAAGACCGGGATTGTTTCCAATATTGTAGTAAAACCACAGCTCCTTAAAGGGCTGTCCGTCATTATCCGGAAACGATAGAAGCCTAATTGTAGAGTCCTCACCTTCAGTAGGCCTCCAGGTGGAAGACTTCCTTCTCCGGTTTCCACTTAGTGCATCAAGCCTACGCTGTAATGCTTCTCTGTCAAATGCCATGTTAACCTCCTAAATTTTTAAACTGGTAAATTGGCAATATTAATATGCAACCTATAGCGGTCACAATCTAAAGATACAGTCTGCAACTTACTTGTTCAATAATTTAATATCCCTTTATGGGATAGGTCATCCATGTTGATGATCTTTTTCCTCCGCCAAATCCTCGCTCATTTGCATAAATGGATCTTTCTCTGGCTTCTCGGTCGTGTCCTTTTCCGCCATCTGGTCCTGTCCCAAGAGGGGTTACAGGTCCTCCTCCTCCGACAGAAACTACGCTAGCTTCATCCTGCTCTTCTTCATCTTTTTTTTTGAGCCATCGTCATTGGATAGAAGCTTTTTTGCCTCCTCTCTAATGATTCTTCTTAATGCCTGTTCAGCAAGCCCGCCGGGAATCGTCCTATGCGGCCTGGCACTATGACCAGAGTATCCAAGATCGCCCTTATATGTTACAGCATACTCGTCAGAAACCGCCTCTCTTTCCTCGTGGTCTTCGTCAATATACTCTTGGGCCAAAGGAGGAACGTCAATTGCAAGATATCCGGGAGCTCCATATCTACTGGGCTTATCCCCCTCCTCGACGCTTTCATCGTCTCTATCTTTTGACTCTATCATCATTTCCTTAATAAAGGTTCTCAGTGTAGATTCTGACATTCCTAAATTCCTCGTAATTCTATTATATCTATTCTCAAGAATCCTAAACCTTAACTCAGATATTGGACACATGCAATTTTCCGCCTCAGGAAATAGAGATTCTTCTTCTCCGTATGGCTCTGTCACGAGCATGGGAGCCGGATCTTCAGGTGAGTCTTCTAAATCATCTATCGTTGCTGCAGGTTCGGCGGCTTCTAATTCCTCTTCTACTTCTATTTCTGCCTCATCAGTAAGGGGAAGCTCTTCAGCCATGCAGAGAGAAGTGTCGCCATTTAAAGCAGCATACACGGAGCCAAGTCTTGATAGTGAAAGAGAGGGCTTTTGTCTAATTGCAGAAAATACTGGTCCAAATCCATCCTCAAGCCTTCCCATTGCTTCTCCGTACCTAGAAGAAGAAGCCTCTATATGATTTGATATCTCCATAACCCCGGTAAACATCTGCGCTAACTTTGACGACAAGTTGAAAATAAGCCTCTCTATTGGAAGAGAGCGAACAAAGAATCCAGATATTCCTGAAACAAAGTTGACAGCTGGAACAGTTGCAACCTCTTCGGGAGTTGCTGCCTGGGGACCTAGCTGGCCTATAATGACAGCAAAAACAGAATCATAGGCTTGAACTAATGTCACTACAGCATCTTTAAGAGACTTTAAGAACTCTCTGAATTTTGTCCTCGCCTCAAGCCTGTCTTCAACATCTAGATTGCATATGTTCTGGATGATAGATATCATGGGATCGTCATTGACATCCATCATTGCAGTAGCAATAGCACCGTCTTCGACGCCTATAATTCTGCACATTTCTTCGATGGCAACATTTCCAGCAGCAGCCTCTCTGTCTAGAATCATCTTTCCAACAAGAAGATCAATTCCAGGTGCGGATAGACCTAAACTTTTTGCAGCATCTGCGACAAAGTCTGGAATAAACCCTTCTTTGAGGGGATTTAGCTTTCTCTTGCCGTATCTAGGCCTAGTCCCCAAAGAGTATATGGGAATCTTTCTAGTCCTTAAGAAGTAGTCATCTTCGTCCATTTCTTCTTCAGCCTGTGCTGGAAACATAGGTTCAGAAAATATATCGTCTTCATGTCCCTTGTTGACTCTTGCAAGACTGTCAACAGAAGAAAATCCGCTATCAGCACTCATAGAGGGCTGACCGGCAGACCCCTGATAGTTCGGCCTCCTTGGCCTTCCAAGATATTGTGATCCGTCAGTTGTAAAGCCAGGTCCCATTGGAACCATGATTCCGTGACTGGAATAATATCCAGACTTGTTCTCGCCCTTACCTTTCACATAACTAAATATTCTGACCAGCTAGCTATTACTAGTCTTAAACTTATGAATCACCATTGACTTTGAATTTTGTAGTGTAAGTGCTAGTGTTGGCTCATGTCCAACATAGAATCTGTTCTCTTCAAAATGTGATCCAGAGGCAATCTGAATAGAAATCCACTCATCTGACGTGAGAGATACACCAAAATGTTGCAATAGGTAGAGAGATCTGTGAGAAATAGACATCCTAGCCAAGGATTCATTATACTTAAATACCTGACCGAGCTTCTCTCGGTGCCAGTCGGAGTCCTGTGGGACAAAATAGTCTCTGTCTAGCGATCCTATCTTTCCAATATCATGAAGAAGTGAAACTTTGAGAATAGACTGAGTTTTTAGTCCGAGGTCATGTGCATCGTTTAGCTTTCTCATTGTTGATGCAACATCTAGAGAATGTTGAACAAGACCGCCTGGGTATGCTTGGTACTGATCAAGCTTAGCACTGGATGGACATGTAGACATCCTCTCACCAAGCTCATTCAAAAGATTGCTTATATTATCATCAGAAAGCCTGGAGCAAAGCTTTTCAAAAATACTCCAATTCTTCTCAATTTCTTCTATAGAAAGATTCATAGTTACCTCTTACTAAATGGTAACTTATCTCCCACTATTGTACATCACATCTTAACAATGACAATTAGATCATTTTTCGGAACTGGTCCATATCCACATGGATTGATGATATACCTTCCGGGAGATTTTACTTTTTTATCAAGAAGAAATCTTAATGCACAGGCAATCTGTTGGTCAGAAGCCATTCTCTCACTAGGCCCTCTAAGATATACAGCTATTTCGCCTCTTTTCTGATCTGCAACAATTGACTTAATATCATTTCTAAGGGGCGGAGATCCTGATCCGACATACCCTGATAGCGAACTGGCAACAGATTGAACATCAGTCGGGCCTGTTCTAGCAGATGGTTCATCAGCACCGCCACCTGATGCCACACCCCTGTCGGGCTTTGGTTCAGTAGGTCTTCTAATGTACTCCGGAGGAGAAATATCAATATTGTAATCTCGCAACAGAATGTAAGAAGCATCAGCAGAGATATCCTTAAATGTACCTCCCTTTCTCAAGATAAGCTTTCCCTTCACTGGTTCGTATAGGTCGTCTGAAATGGGTTCATCAGGATTGTCCATGATGGTTTGCATAATATAGCCAAACTGACCCTTCGTCTCTATTCTAATGATCTGAATCTCTTCACAGATGAGCTGCTTAAGCCTTTTACTAGAAATCTTCATAGTGCCCTCAGGTATAAATATTTCTATGCTATGCTATGATCTCCATAGATACAGGAAAAGTTCCAGATAATTTGGGAAGTGATAGAGGTTTTGATAAAAATGATTCAAGATTAGAAATACTAGAATCTTCCACGTCTAGTATTAGGGCATCGTGGATCACAAAAACTGGTTTTGCTTCTATTTGTAGTTTCGAGATCTTCTCTACCATTTCACTAAATCCTAAAAGCGCAGCATCTGTTGCTGTAGACTGAATAAATCTATTGACAAGGACGTGATTTGATATATCCTCAGTATCCATCAATCTACCGTAGTGGCTCTTAATCTTGCCGACTCTTCTTGATTCTTCTCTCAAAGATTTTTCAAGTCTAGGTATGTCAAAATATTCACGTATCTTAGACAGGACTGCTCGAGATCCAGAAATATCTCCATCTCCAATCATCTCAGAGAGCTTTCTAGCTGACATTCCATAAAGAGAGCTAATTGTTGCAATCTTTGCCTTTTCTCTGGTTACAGATCCACCGAGAACATCATCTCTCACCATCTGATAGATGTCTCCTGAAGATTCTCTTCCCGCAGTAGAGAGAGCAACCCTTGGCTCCAGAGAAACAAAGTCAACTTGAATTAGCTTTCCGCCAGGGAGCGAAGATCTTAAAAGAGATCTTCTATCCTTTCTAAGTGTGAGTATGGATGGCCCGGCGACGACTGTTAGTCTTCCACTACACGAGGAAGTCTGGCTGTATCTAACCTGCTGTAGGTATCCATTGGAATCTGGTACAAAAGATCTTAGAGACCCATCTCTCTCTCTATCATCATTTAAAATTTTTAGAATTCCCTTGTGATCAGCCTTGCACCTTGCCATGCCTTGCAGGAACTGACGTATTGTCACGAATTCTTTCACATAATAGGAATCATGGTTTCGCTCTAGGAGATCATCGATCTGCTCTAGAAGCTGCTTTATGTGAGCTTGGAAGCCTCCCTTCTTTAATGCCCACTGCCACGGAACTCCAAGGAGTCCTTCGGGCCTGAGAGATGACCACATATTTGTGTGCGCCTCAGAGGGAGATGTCTTGAGATTGACACTTACAGCTTCTGATAAAATATCAAGACTTTTATGGTGGTCCTCAGAGAAGCCGCAAAGCCAGGAGTCAGGCGGTACGTCTCTAGACCACCCAAATTCACCATCATCACTGATCAG